TAGGTAATGTAGATACTACTAGCGCAGCGTTAGTTTATTTGAGTGGCGTAGTTGGATATGGTCGGGTAACGGCTCCGTTAGTTTGGAGCCCAATAGATGATAGCCAGACGCCGGATTGGACGTTAGTAGGAACTAGCCAGACACCTAGCTGGGCACCTATACTTGAGGGCGACGAGCCTGAACTAGAAGAGGCATAAAGGAATAATTATGGCGTCAACCTATTCTGACTTAAAGATTCAATTAATGACCACGGGTGAAAATGACACTACGTGGGGTACCGTAACCAACACCAACCTTGGCACCGCCATAGAAGAAGCTATTTCTGGTACGGCGGACGTAACTTTCGCCAGCGCTAACGTAACTTTAACTCTCGTTAATAGTAATGCCACTCAAACCGCCCGTAACATGCGGCTCAACTTAATTGGTACGACAGGCGGAAGCCCACGAGATCTGATTGTTCCGGCAATTGAAAAGATGTACGTAGTAAATAATGGTTGCGGCAATCCAATTACAGTAAAAGTATCTGGACAGACAGGTGTTTCGGTACCGCCCGGTGCTTCTATGTTGTTATTTAACGATGGTACTGATGTTAGAAACGGTATAGCTAACCTTCCAATTAGTGCAGGGGGTATTGGCACAAACACTATTACAGCCAATGCGGTTGTCCTTGGCAATGGATCTTCTGCGTTACAAACTGTATCCCCCGGCACTTCTGGAAATGTACTAACTTCAAACGGGTCTACTTGGATATCCAGTACCGCGTTCGTGTCCGGCATGATTATGATGTGGTCGGGGTCTATTGTTTCTATCCCGTCTGGCTGGGCGCTATGTAACGGATCTAATGGTACACCAGACCTTCGAGACCGATTTGTGGTTGGCGCGGGAAGTACCTATAACCCCGGGGCAACCGGTGGTTCGGCAGATGCAGTTGTTGTTTCTCACACCCACTCGGTCAGTGGCACGGCGGCTACAAAAAGTATTACCGGTACGATTACTGTCGGTGGTGACAACCAATCGCCAAGCGGTATCGTAAGTCTTGAGGCTAGTACAGGTGCACGTCCCGGCCTTGATAACGCTTCGGGCCAACAACAACGGTATGCAATTAACGCAACTCACGACCACACAATTTCTGGTACAGCCGCATCCACAGGTTCCTCTGGAACTAACGCCAACCTGCCACCGTATTATGCGCTGGCTTTTATTATGAAGCTCTAATATGAAAACAACTCTTGAAGCTCAAAAAATAGATGGTGTCAAAGATTGCAAGACTGAGATTGTTCAGGTCTGTGCTGCTTGTGGGTACGACCTAGATGCTGCTGAACTGGATGCTGATGCTTGCAGTGATTGTGGTGCACCTTTGCGTCTTAAGCAGTCTGTTTCAGTCTGGGCAACCTCCGTCCCCAAAGCCGGGGTTAAAACAATTGGGCAGTAATATGGAAACCGCAAAAGAATACGCAAGTCGAATTATTGGTAAGTGGGGTTTAGCCGCCATAGTTTTTATCATTGGCATGCTGATCTTCTCGGCCTTTATGCTGACTTCTGAGGCATTGACTCCAATCGTCGGTCTAGTTTCTGGTGTGGTCATGGCACTGATTAGCCTGTTGGTAGGAATTACCGGCACTAAGGACAAGGAAGAAAAGCCAGAGTTCAAGGTCATCGAGGGCCTGATTCAGCGTCTTGACCAGCGTGAACCGCCCATGCAGGTAACGGTGGATGGTGAAAAAGTGACCGTCTCCAAAGGCCACGACACCGTGACTATGAAAAAAGAAGGGGAATAACCAGTGCTTACTTTACTTTCCACACTTGTCTCATTCCTTGCTGGGGGTCTGCCTAAGATTTTAGATTTTGCACAAGATCGGTCGGATAAAAAGCAAGAGTTAGAGTTAGCTCGCCTTCAGTTTGAGCGTGAGCTGGCTATGGCGGAACGTGGTTTTATTGCGCAGCAACGAGTAGAAGAGATCCGCACTGACCAGATTGCCCTTCAGACTCAAGTGCAAGAACGCGAGGCACTTTACAACCATGACATTCAGATTGCTCAGGGTGCTTCACAGTGGGTTATTAATCTACGTTCAATTGTCCGTCCAGTCATTACGTTCGGCATGTTTGGAATGTTAGTACTCGTTAACATCTTTGGGTTTTTCTACGCATGGGAGCGTGGCGTGCCGTTTGATGAAGCGATGAAAATCTTGTGGGACGACGATGCTGCTATCGTGTTTAGTTCAATTATTGCGTTTTGGTTTGGTACCCAAGCTTTCAGTAAAAAATGAAAGCTAAATCCGTATTTTATGAAATAAAAAGCAAGACTTCAGGAAAGTCCTACTATGGCTCTACGGTCAATTTTCGTAAACGCGTTGCGGATCATCGCAGATTACTTTTTAGAAATAGTCATCATTCTTCACATTTACAAAACGCATGGAACTTATATGGAGAAGTTGACTTTGATTTTCGGGTATTAGTTGTATGTGAAACTAGAGATTTTGCGGCGTTTCTAGAAAAACGAGCGCTTGATAAGTGGCACAAAAATTCGTACAACGTAAGCACAGAGGTAAATCAGGCGCATCAATTAGGGCGCCCATGTTCTATAGAACGTCGAATTAAAATTAGTTTAAAAAACCGAGGGAAAACTGTTTCTGAAGAAACTAAACACAAAATTCGGTTGGCAAGATTGCAACAAATCTCAAGTGGCATGCTTGGAAGAACCCATACAACAGAGACCAAACAACGCATTAAGGACGCAAGATCAAAACAAACGCCACCTATGCGTGGGAAACAAACATCTTTAGAGGCGCGTAGAAAACAATCTGCTGCAAAAATTGGCAACAGATGTCGGTCGATGGTTGTGTGCACTTTAGATGCTTGTTTTTTTGGTTTGGATTATGCTGCTTTGCACTACGGTATAAGTACAGTAACAGCAAGGAAATATGCAAGAAATAACCTTAATGGGTGGGTTTATGCAAACAAGCCAAAAGGTTAAAAACATAATGGTTCACCACGAAGGTTTGAGGCTAAAACCATATTTGTGCCCTGCAACAATATGGACTGTAGGTGTTGGGTCAGTGTTGTACCAAGATCAAATTAAATTACCCAACACTAGAGTAAATGGGTATGTCGGTATGGTTCGTAATGAATATCCGTTGCGGCAAGAACACAATAGAATGTGGTCTCAAGAAGAGGTAATGGAGCTATTTTCAAAAGATCTTGCTACTTTTGAGCGAGGAGTAATCCGGCTGTTTCCTTCCGGTTTGAACCAAAATCGGTTTGATGCCTTAGTTAGCCTAGCGTTTAATATCGGCTTGGGTAATGTCCAGCGATCTACTATAAGGATGCGCCACAACCGGGGGGACTATGAAGGCGCTGCCGAGGCATTTATGATGTGGACTAAGGCTGGCGGCAGAGAGCTGCCGGGACTTGTGAAACGCCGCCGCGATGAGCGGGCGGTGTATTTGGGGTAAACCATGCCTTTTATCAAACTTACATTTAGACCGGGCCTTAACCGTGACCAGACCAACTACTCTGGTGAGGGTGGCTGGTGGGAGTGCGATAAGGTTCGCTTTCGTTCTGGATTCCCGCAAAAGTTAGGCGGTTGGTTAAAGGGTACTCCAAACACTTTTCTTGGTGTATGCCGACAACTATTTGGTTGGATCACATCCTTTTCGGATAACTTTTTAGCTCTTGGTACCAACGCAAAAATCTACATCGAGGCGGGCGGTAATTTTTACGATATCACCCCTATTCGGCAGGCTTTTACAACTACAGCTACAGATAACTGTATTGAGACCACAGACGAATCAACGACGGTTATAGTTAATCTAGCTGGGCATGGGGGTAATAACGGGGACTTTGTAGTTATCTCCGGAGTGACCGGGGATGTTGGTGGAGTTGCAGACACGCTTATTAATACAGAACACACCATTGCCGTTATTGACGTTGATACATTTACATTTGAAGTTTCTACTCCGGCTACCTCTACAGTAGCGGCTGGCGGGGGTACGGCAATTGTCATTGAGTTCTTAATTGAGCCCGGAAACCGCGCTCTTACAGCGGGTTATGGTTGGGGTACAGGTACTTGGGGTCGTAATCAATGGGGTCTAGGCTCTACTGAACCTGTTTTCTTACCACAACGAGACTGGTGGTTTGATAACTTCGATAATGATTTGGTAATGAACATTCGAGATGGAGTGATTTATTACTGGCAACGAGGTTCAACTGTAGATCCGTCTATTGCACTTAATACTCGGGCTGTTTTATTAACCGACTTGGTAAATGCTTTAGGAGACCCGTCTTATGACCCCGATGCCGTCCCAACGAAAGCTATGCAGGTTCTTGTGTCACAGAACGACAAGCATCTTCTCGCTTTTGGGAGTGTGCCTTTTGGCTCTACTAATGTGGATGATTTTGATCCCCTTCTTATTCGCTGGGCTAGTCAGGACGACCCTTACCAGTGGACGCCAACCCCAACAAATTCGGCAGGCTTTATCCGAGTTTCTAGAGGATCACAGATTATTCGGGCACTCCCGACCCGCCAAGAAATCTTAACGTGGACTAACTCACACCTGTATTCATTGCAATTTACTGGTAATACAGACGTGTTCTCTTTGCAGGAACTTGCTGACAATATCTCCATCATCGGCCCACGGGCCTGTGCAGTTGCTAACAACGTCGTGTTCTGGATGGGTCAGGACAAGTTTTATATCTATTCAGGCCGAGTAGAGACGCTGCCTTGCACATTACGTAACTACATATTCCAAGATATTAATAACTCACAAACTGACCAAATTATTTGTGGCACTAACGAAGGTTGGAACGAGGTGTGGTGGTTCTATCCCAGTGCAAATTCAAACTGGAACAACCGGTATATTGTGTTTAATCACCTAGAAAAAATCTGGTACTACGGTACGATGGAGCGCACGGCGTGGTTAGATTCTGCTCTTCGTGATTACCCGCAGGCAGTTACAACTGGTGAGAACGATGAGTTCGGGTATTTGTATGACCATGAGTTTGGCGTCAATGCAGACGAATTGCCGATGGTGTCTTACATCCAATCTAACGACGTAGATATTAGTGACGGCGAGAAGTACATGTTGACGCGACGGATGATTCCGGATATTAGCTTTGCTGGGTCTACTGCACAGAATCCTGAAGTCACAATGCAGATCCGCCCACGTAACTTCCCCGGATCAAACTATTTTCCAAACGAGACCCAAGAACAGGATCGGGTGGTTGAGACTTCGGTGGATAACTACACCCAACAGATTTTTATTCGGGCTCGTGCCCGTCAAATGGCACTGAAGATTATGTCTGAAGATATTGGGGTGCAATGGCAGCTTGGTTCACCACGGCTTGACGGACAGGCGGACGGTAAACGCTAATGGCAATGATTAAGTTCGTAGCCCCGGCGCTACCGCTACCACCGACTGAGTACAACACCCAGTACCAGACGGATTTAATCCGCATCCTGCGCCTTTACTTCAACCAACTTGACTCAACTACACCACTTGTTGCCGACTACTTTAAGGGCCGTGGAGATCAGCTTACAAACCCACACATATCGGCATCCGATAGCACCGACCAGATTGCCGCTGGCAATAACGTGCCAACCCAAGTTAAGTGGGATACTTTAGAAGTGGCTTTAGGGTTTACCCTTACTTCTAACTATGCGGCCCCTGTTTACACAGGTATCTACAAGATTGACTACAGTCTTCAGTTTGTTAATACATCAAACGAGGCACATGATGTTTTTGTGTGGTTAGAGGTTAACGGTGGTATCCAAGTGCCAGACTCAACCAGCCGGTTTACTGTCCCGGCCCGAAAGAGTGTGGGTAATAATGGATACTTAGTGGCATATTCGAGTGTGACTTTTGAGGTCCAAGCTGGAGACGCAATTAAGCTTTTCTGGGCGACCCCACTAGCCGGAAACCCAACAACACCTACGGACGGTGTTTATATGGACCACTTATCTGCCCAGACGGTGCCTTATGCTCGCCCTGCCAACCCGTCGGCAGTTGGCTCAATTACTTTTGTTTCAGCCCTTCCATAGGCTTGACTTATTTAGGATAATTCGCTTATGAACTACGCCCTTACAGCCCAAGATCTAGCCGCCCAAGGTCGCGGTGAAGACAAAATGCTCGTCCACATGACCCCCGGCGAAGTCAAGGGGTTACAAGGTTTGGCTATGTCTCAGGGTGGGTCTTTGACCATCAACCCCAAGACTGGACTTCCTGAAGCCGGTGTTTTGAGCGCGTTGTTGCCGATAGCTGCTGGCTTCGCACTTGGCCCTGCTGGGTTTAGTTTGATGTCCTCTGGCATGGCTGGACTCACTGTTGGTGCTCTGACTACGGCTGCTACAGGAAGCCTGAAAAAAGGCATTATGGCTGGCCTCGGTGCTTACGGCGGTGCTGGAATGGGTGAAGGGCTTGTCAATGCAGCTACCCCGCTAGAATCAACGGCTGGAATGCCCGGGGGGCGCCCGGGCCGGGGGGGGGTTGCG